AGAAATAGCCTTTTTAAATCTTTCTAAAGGGGCTACTAGCTTGCAGCTAACTCAACTAAAAGCTGAAAAAGAATTAAACGACCTACTTGCAGAAAAATTAACACAAGAAAATATATTAATTAATTCTATTAGATCAAAAATTGTTGAGGGCGAAAAACTTACAGAACAAGAAATGCTTCAGTTAGCTATACAGAAGCAAAACATTAATTTATTAGAAGCTCAAATCGCTTTATTAGAGACTCAACAAGATAGAGCATATAAACTTGGTATGGCTCTTAAACAAGGGATTGAAAACGGATTAAATACTAATATATATGATTTAATTACTGGGGACGAAACGTCTTTTAAAGATGCAGTTTTAAAAACCGTTAAAACTTCTCTCGAAGCTGCAGCAAAAGAATTATCTAGTCAACTTACTCAAGACATTATAGGCGGCCTATTCGGGAAGAAAGAGACAGAAGAACAAAAGAGAAATAGAGAACTTTTTGAAACTCTTGAATCTGGAGGAGAAGCAATAAGAAGAGAGATTGAAGAAGCTTTTAAATCAGAGAGTGCAAGTTTCGAAAATTTCAAGAAAAATCCTATAGGAAGTACTTATGGTAGTGAAACTTTAAGGAGCCAGGAAGCCCAATTACAGCTTAACAGACAGGGAGTAGTGAGTGGTGATGGATTAAGTACAGCGATTACCGCAAAAATAAATACCAGTCTTGAGGGTACGGAAGTAGCTCTTAAGCATCTAGTAGATAAGGAGAAACGGGACGGAATTCGAGTTTTTGTAACTAATTTTCCAGGAGGGCCAGATACAAGTCTAGTTTCTGATACTCCAAACAAAAACTGGGATACTATTCTTGGTAGAGGAGATTTTGATAAGGATAATTTAGAAGCTCTTTATTCGGAAATGGGTTTAAATAAAGGTTTGGGAGTAAAAGTACCCCAACCTGTAGGTGAAACTGCTTATAAGCGTTTAGAAGAAGTAGCTACAACAGAAACTTCAAATGCGGACAAAAATGAGAATACTGCCCTTACAAACAAAGAATCTTCTTTTACTTTAAAGAAAGGAGCTGACGTATTTAGTAACTCTATTCCTATGCTTATTGGAGCTATATTAAGTGGGGACGGTGGTTTTGGAAGTATTATAAAAAGTATTTTTGGGGCAGCTTCTGGAGGTATCATGCCTGGAGGAGTTACTGGATATGCGAACGGAGGAATTGTTAATCGTCCAACACTAGGGCTTGTTGGCGAAGGTAAGATGAACGAAGCTGTTGTACCTCTTCCGGATGGAAAAGCAATTCCAGTTTCAATGAACGGTGCGGGTCAAAATAATAATGTAACTGTGAATGTTTCTATGGACAGTCAAGGAAATTCACAAACTGATAGCCAAAGCGATGGACAGCAGGGAGCAAACTTAGGCAAATTAATCGCTGGCGCAGTGCAAGAAGAGTTACAAAGACAGAAAAGGCCGGGCGGAATACTTAGTCCGTATGGAGCAGCATAATGGCACTTGGAGTTAATGTCGGAGGAGTAACGGGGTTTGCAAATCCAGATAAAAATCTAAGAAAATCTACTAAACCTCGAGTTCTCAAAGTTTCTTTTGGAGATGGTTATGAACAACGTCTTCAAGACGGGATTAATAACTTAACTCAAAATTTTGCAATCTCCTTCAATAATCGCTCAAAACAGGAAATTGACGACATTGTAGATTTTTTTGATGCTAAAGCAGGCGTTACTGCTTTTGACTTTACTTTTCCAGACCCTGACGGAGGAGGCGGAGAGACCACAATTAAAGTCGTGTGTGAAGACTATAACCAAATTTATGTAAATAATGAAATTAATTCATGTTCTGCAACTTTTCGACGAGTATATGAAGCATGACAGATATTATAAAAACCGTACAAAAACAAGACCCTGGCTCAGAGTTAATTATACTATATGATTTAGAGTATGCCGAAGGATCTTTCGCTCATTTTTTTAAAGGGCTAGATGATGACCTAACCGAAATTCAGTTTAGAGATTCTTCAGGAACTGTGCTAACTTATGTAGCGATACCTATTCAAGCGGAAGGATTTGACATAAATTCGGACGGCGCTTATTCAAGACCAGAAATGACTGTAGCCAATATAGAAAGTGTTTTTTCTGATGAAATAGGCGGATTAGACTATCAGGATTTAATAGGTAAGAGATTGACTCGAAGATGTACTTTAAAAAAATACTTGGTTGGAGAGTCTAACGATTCAGGAGCAGGAAACGCTCCTGTAGAGTTCCCTAGGATGGTTTATGTAATAGATAGGCTTAAAAGCAAAAATATTATTTCTGCAACTTTTGAGTTGGCAGCTCCTTTCGATTTAGCAGGAATACAACTTCCTAGAAGAACTGTAGTTGGTGGTGCATGTACTTGGCAGTATAAAGGATTTGCTCAAAAAAGAGGCGGATGCACTTGGCAAAATCTTAGTCAGGGAGGCGGCACCGTTTATTTAAACGAGTTTGATGAGTATATAATTCCAGCTAGTACTACATTTAATCCTGTAGGTTCTTCGGTAACACAAAATTCTTACTATAGCACTAGTACAACTCTAAATAGAATTAATGTAGATGGCACCATTACTAGTATTTCTGCAAATGATTACTGGCAAGCCTTGCAAAGCCAATCTAGTCCAGTATCTTCACCTTCCGACTCTGATAATTTTAACTGGAGAAGAGTGAGAGTCTATGAGACTTCTTTCTCCGGTACCGTATACACCTATAAAGAATCCAGGCATAATACTAATATTTTAGATTCAGGTACTTTATGGAGAGTTAAAAAGACTCATGTTTATGGGGCTGAAAGTTTTCAGGAAGGGGCTTTTTGGACTGCAGGGGACAAATGCGGAAAAAGAGTAAATTCATGCGCATTGCGTTACAGAGCAAAAACTGGAAATGCTCCTGTAGGCGGCGCAAATGTAGATCAAAATAACAACCATCTTAGATTTGGCGGATTTCCGGGTGCACAACAAAGATAAAGAGATATTAGAATACTTATCAGAAATTTATCCAGAAGAGGGCTGTGGCCTCTTAGTTAATAAAAAAGGTAAAATTTATTGGGTTCCCTGTGAGAATGTAGCAGAAAACAAAAAGGAAGACTTTACAATCTCCGCAGAAGATTACATAAAAGCTAGCCTTTCTGGTGATATCTATGCAATAGTACATAGCCATCCAGATTCTAGCTGTGAGCCGAGTGATTACGACAAAAAAACTAGTGATTTTTTGGGTATACCTTTTATTATATATTCTTTACCAAGTTTTGAAAAATACGAATATACCCCTAAAAAGTTAAGAAATCCTTTATTAGGTAGAGATTATAGTTTTGGGCAGAGCGACTGTTTTTCATTAGTTAGAGATTATTATAAACAAGAACTAAACTTAGATATTCCAACTATTCTTTTTGAAGACGACTGGTGGGATAAGGGATTAAATTATTTTGATACTCTATTTGAAAGTTTCGGCTTTGTAGAAGTAGAAAGCCCACAAAAACATGACGGTATAATATTTAATGTATTTTGTAATGTTCCAAATCATTGTGGCATATATTTGGGAGAAGATATTTTTCTTCACCACGCTATAAACAGGCTCTCTTGTAGAGAATCATTACACTCCGGTTGGGGTCAGCACGTAACGAGATATGTAAGATGCAAACAGTTTATTTAAATGGCGGTATTGCTCAATTTGGTGAGAAGTGGAATACAAATTGCAATACTATTAGAGATATTTTTAAATTAATCGAGTGCCAGACTCCAGGGTTTCGTAACTATTTAATTCAAGCTTACGAAAGTGGTGTGGGATTTGACATTAAAAGAGGTTCTGAATTTTTACAAGAACCAGAAGAGCTTCTTCTCTCTTTAAACAATGAAGATATTATTATTACAGAAGTTCCAGCAGGTTCCAAATCAGGAGGAGCTAAAATACTCGCAGCAATTGTTTTAGCGGTGGCTACTGCGGGAGCGAGTAGCTTTTTAACAGGACTAGGGGACCTTGCTGTTTATGCTGCAGGTTCAGCAGAGGCGGGAGCAGCATATTATGCTGCAGCAGCGACTGTCGCTACCGTCGGAACTACTCTCGCTATAAATCTTGGCATAAGCGGAGTCACTCAACTTTTAGCCCCCGGACCTGAAACAGAACCGGACAGTCGAGAAAGTTATTTATTTAATGGTCCCGTAAATACTGTCGCACAAGGAATTCCAATACCAATTCTATATGGAGAACTTGTGGTTGGAGGAGCTCCAATAAGCACTTACTATAGCTCTTCCCCGATTTATCCTCAGGCAGAAATTCAACTGGGAGAGTTTACATTTCCAATTACTGGGTCTTCTGGATTGGCTAGTGCACAAAGCTATGAACAGGCCCAACTAATTTCATTTTTTATTTCTCCCGAAGAAATAGAAAAAATAGGTGCTCAGGTTATAGGTTAAGGAATATAAATGCCAAAAATAACAGAAAATCAATATGGAACAATAACTGACTTAATTTCTGAAGGTGAAATAGAGGGGGTAGTTGGTGGACAATCCGGTATTTATTATAACGGAGTAGCTTTATCCTCGGAAGAGACCGTAATAAGCCTGCAAGGGGGGCTTAGATTTATAGATGTATCTGGCACTTCTATTACTAATGCTAATGGTTTATTTGCAGGCATTGATTTAGCGGGAAGAGGCCCAGATAAATATATTCAAATTCAGGGAGCAGGTAGAGCTACTACTTTAGACTCTAATGTTTCCGCAGGTTCCGATGAAATCACTGTAGCAACGTCCAATTTCTTCTTAGAAAAACACACTAAGCACTTTAGAAGCGATGCTAGAAAAGTTTCGCTCAATGATAATGTAAAGCATACTCTTCGAATTGAGGGAGCGGGGCCAGACGGCAGGGACTATGCAGGGGTTATTACAGGATTTACAGGCTCTTTTGATGAAATTGCTACTATATATCCTCCTATTGGCACTTCTGTAAGCTCTGGTGCGGCAGTCTCTGTAGACGAAGTAAAAAAATTAGTAAGTATAGGCTCCTCAGATACTGCTACTCTCGACTCCGCAGTGGAAACTGATGTAACCCAAGCGAGAGCAAAGCTTTCTTCTGGAAGTACAAACTCTAGTTTTATAAACAATCAAAATGATAATACTACATATGATAATGCGTGGTCTTATGTAAAAAGAGGCTCAATAACTCAACTACCTTTCAGGATGAGTAATAATACTCCTTCAGCCTCCTATATTATTGGCGTTGGGCAAGATTTATCTTTTTGTAGTTTAGGCACTATTGGAGGAAATCAAGCCCCTACTCCCATTAGCTCTACCTCTTTTAATTTTGGGCAAAACTCTGTACAAGAAATAGATAAATTACAAGTAGATATAGAGTTTCCTGGAGGTTTACAATTAAATGGAAGGGATGGAGAAAGTAGGAATGCTTATGCTGAGTTTCAAATTATACTGCTTTATAAAACTTCTTCTACTCAATCTAATTTTACCAAAGAACTTATACATGGTTTTGACTATGGAGGTTCGGACTTTATAGATGGTATAAATTTGGGAGGAACATACTACTGGGAGAAGGGAGATGGAGAAACTTCTTCTGCATATGATAAGTTCGACCAATATAAAAATTTCTACGAACGAAAGAATTCAGGGCGTTATAGAAGAGATGTGCCTAAAGGAAGTAGAGGGGACGCTCTTATATCTAAAAAAGGGCAAAATACTAGCTTTATCGCAAGTTACGAAATCGACTTAAAAGATTATAAACCTTTATTTGATTGGCAAATAGAGATAAGAAGAGTATCTCCTTCTAAAGTAGGAGAATACACTTATAATAATAATT